TTTGTTGGATCTGAAGATAGAGACTGTATTGCAGTTCCTCTTATATCTTTAAAGGTTGTCATTTCAAACCTCCGTTAATTATTCTGTAACAGCCAACCTTGAGTATTGTCAACAAATACAAGTGTGAATCCTGCTCTTTCTGTTGCAACTGTTAAATCTGTTGCTGAACCTTGGATGGGCTTACCATTTCTTGCTACTGTAAAATTATTAGTGTCAAATGTTCCAGCATAATCAATGAATGATACGAAATCTCCAATTGTAGGTGAAGATGGTAATGTTGCTGTAATTGCTGTTGATGTTGTATCTACAAAATATCCTTCTTTTGCAGTTACGTTAAATGAAGAAGTTTTAACTGCTTGCCAAGCTGCTCCGCCTGATACAGTTGCAAAAGATAAATTACCTGATCCATCAGTTTGAATAACTTGATTAGCTGTTCCTGATGTTGTTGGTAAGTTTAATGTGAATGATGTTGCAACAGTTGTCGAAGCTCTTAATCCAACATATTGACCACCTGATGTATCTTGGAATCTTACTTCAGATTGAGTTAATAAATTAACATTGCTTGAAAATGCTCCATTTAAAATTGTAACTGTTGTACCATCATATGTGAAATTTGTATTACCGGCAAACACTCCACTGTTATTATATTGAACGTTAGTATTTGATCCACCTGGATTTGCTGCAGGTACTGCTGAAATAACTGAAGTTGTAGTTGGATCTACGATAACATAATTTTTAGAACCTGTTCCAATAGATACAGTTGTTGCTCCACCAGAAGAAATAGTAGCAGTTGCTCCTGAATTATTTATAATTACGTAATCTTTTTCAATATTAGGAACTGTAATTGTAACTGTAGTTGCAGATAATGCTCCATTAAGAATAATAGTTTTATTTCTACCTGCTTCGTCTGTGTAAGTTGTAGAAGATGAATTTGTTGTGAACGCTAAAGTTGTACTACCTGTAACTGTAAGTGTAAAAACACCTGCGATTGCATTATCAATATCTTGTAGGTTAACGTTTGTAATGGCTCCCCATGTTCCAGAGTTTTCGCCAGTTGCTTGTAAGTTTAAACCTAAATTACTAAATGTACTTGCCATATTAAATTCTCCATATCACGTTTAATTGGTTATATCAACCCATGTTTGACCAGTAGTTGGGTTTATAGCAGACCAGCTTTGACCTGTTGTTGGGTTTATTATTACCCAGCCATATATAGTAGGATTTCCAGCACTTAAAGTCAATTGATTTGATGTAGGTATAATAACTTGATCTGTTGAAATTATTATGTTTCCAACGCCTACAGTAACTTGATTTCCTGTTACATAGTATCTTGATTCTATATTAACATTACCAACATTTATGCTAACACTTGATCCAGTAGCTGTAGTTCTAGATCCTAAAGATAATGTAGGAGTTCCAGTTTCAATATTTACCTGATTTCCAGTTACATCAAAATTAGCATCAGTAATAATTGTAGGTGTTCCAGTTAATAAATTAACACTTGATCCTGTAGCTTGAACAACTGTAGGTAAAGCAATAGTAACTTGACCTGTTCCAATTTGAACAGAAGAACCAGTTGCTGTAATTATATTATCTAAACTAAATGAAACAGTTCCGGTTTGTAAATCTAATTCTTGACCAACAACTGCGTCAGTTATATTTCCACCTGCAATAATATTTGGATTTTGTACTAATAGATCTAATAAATTTGTAGTTACATTTGTATTTGATTTACCAACAATAGTTGCATTACCAATTGTTAATGTTAAACCATTTCCAGTTACTTCAACAACTGCTTTGCCTGAAAATTCTATTGTTCCTGTTTGTACTTGTAAATCATTTCCAATTAAAGATACTTCAGCTTTAGCTGCTACTAATACTGTTCCTGAATTTAATGATAATGCTGGATAAGGTACGGATTCATTCCACGGTCCTTCACCAAAAGATGCTCTACCCCAACCTTGTTGAATACCAACTTCTACAACTACATCAGTAGTTTGTTGACCCCACTCCCCCTGACTCCATGGATGTATTCCCCAAGTATTATTAGCCATAATTTTTTATGGCGGACTACTACGATATTCTCAAGATTGCGCTTGTTGAATTCGCTGCTGGGAACTGAATAGTAAAGTCGCCGTTAGTTGAAGTTTTGCTACCACCGAAATCTAATACTACAACTGCTTTAGATGATTGAGTTGTATTATAGATTAAAGCACATGATGCTGTGATAGTTGCTGTTGAAAAAGTTGCATCAGCAAAATCTACATAAGAAATATTTTGTCCAACTGCAACACCAAGATTTGTAAGAGTTGTTCCACTTGCAGAATATCCTGTACCACTAACTTCGTTAGTTACTGTATATGCAGTAGTTCCCGTAGAAGAGAAACCTGTAACAGTTGAATATAATGCTAATCTAAAAACGTTTCCGCCTGGTGTTGAAAAATTATGAACTGCTTCAAAAAGTTCTTCTTTAAAACTATCTGGTACTATATTTGCCATATTAACTCCTTAATTATTTTCCTGGTGGCGGAGAATCTACTACAACTCTAGGCTCGCCGTCAACATATTCGTCTCTTCTTCTTCTACCTGCTTGTTCAACACCAAATGATTCTCTGGCTTGTTGATATGATTGTTCATATACTTGTATCATATTATCAGGACCTTTCAAGTATTTATATGCTTCTACTAAAGAACCGTAAAGAAGTAAATCTTGGGCATAAGTAGATATATAAGTAGTTGAAGTTGCTGAATTTCCAGCAGTTATAGAATTTCCTTGAGAATAATAAGCAATATTAATTGTATAAGTCGTATTAGGAGTTGGCGCTACAAACCATGTAGTTTCATTCCAGTTTGCCCAAACTCTAGGTTTATCATAGTAAGTAGATGAAGCTGGAAAGTTATTAAACTCTGCCATATAAGAACTATCTTTTTGTTCTAATGTAGTAAACTCTCCGTTTGGAGAAATCATTTCAACATATCTAATATTACGAAGTCCTGCTGGAACAGATATAGCTGTAGATCCAGCTGTTGTAACAGCTGATGCATATAATCTAAAAGCATCAATATTTAATTCTCTATAAATTCTATTTTCTGTATTTTGAACAATAACTGAAACTGTAGAATCAGATAATCCATTGCTATCTACTTCTGTGTAGTTTCTAATTTGAGTTACTAATTGTGAATATGTAAGTGCCATAATTTATATTGTCTGTGCTGTTGCAGATCCTCCGCCAATTGTAGTAGTTATTGCACCTGTTCCTGATGCTGCATTAAATCTATAATTGTCTGCATTAACAACTGTTATACTATATCCTGTTGACGTTGTTAATACAGATTGTTGAAATCCTGAAGCAGTTAAAAAAGCATTAACTACAGTTAAGTTTTGGAATTTAACAGTATTACCAGTTATTTTTCCATGATTTGGTTGATTTACTGTAAGAGTTGAACTTCCAGCAGTTACTTCAAATGCATTATTAGGTAATGCTACAGCAGCAGGTCCTACAGATACTCTACTACCACCAAAATATCCATTAGCCGTTGCAGTTCCACTTGCATTAAAATTATATTGATTAGTATTAAGTACAGTTATTGAATATCCAAATGTTGTATTTAATACTGCTTGTGTAAATCCATTTGCTGCACTTACACCTGTAAATACAACTTGATTACCAGTTGTCTTTTCATGACCTGGTTCATTAACTAAAATTGTAGAACTTCCAGAAGTTGCAAGTAAAGGATTGTAAGCTAATAACACAACCGATAACGGTTCTGTTCTATCTGGTCTTGCATTCAATAATCCTTGTGGATCATTTCCTGGAACTTTTGGTTCTAATTGAGGCTGCTTTGGTTCGTATTCTGAAGTGTGAACGAATGATCCATTCCACTCGGTAACCATTTCGTCATACGGGAAGCGCTGGCCAGATCTATCTGATATGGCATATGCTTTTTTACCTGTAGCAAAAGTTGTCATTATACACCATCTCCATAGAATGTTTTTGGTGATATAAATAATGAAGTTCTTTGTCCGTCTTCTTGTAAAGCTCTTTGTAATTCATCTTCATAAATTAATTTTAACATTTCAGATTTTTCAGGCTTGTAAGTAATACTTAAATAGTAAGCAAGCCCTGAAGTTAAAGCTGGTAAAAATCTAAATACAACATCTGGTGTATTTGTATAAGCACCTGCATCTTCAATTCTTGCAAGATAATAAAATCTTAATTGATAATTGCTTGGTGTGCTTTGGCTAGAAAATCCAGGTCCTGGTGTTTGATATAAAAATATACTTGGTTGATATGTTCTTTGAACATAATATTGAGAAGGTGTTCCTTGTGATAATTTATTTGGTAAAGCTGCATATGCAGATCTATCTATTTTAGTTAATGAAGTATCTGTTGGTAATGAAGCATTTGGAGAAGTATTATTTCTAATATAAGCTTCTAATACATCGTTAATATCATTTGGATAATTTGTAGGATCTGATGAATAGCTATATTCCGCTTGTCCTAATACTAATGGAATCGTAGCTAATTTTACTTTCCATAAATGAACACCTCTATTATCCCATTCAGATAATAAAATATTTAAATTTCTTCTTGCTGCTCTTAAATGGAATCCTGATCTAGTTCCTCCAATACCCACACGTCCATAAGCTTCATCCATAAGCTCATCTAATTCAAGATTGAATGAGGTAGTTCCAGAGGTAGTCATCTACTCTCCTATTTATCTATAAATAACGTAATAGTTAATGCACTACTATTTGCTGTTACACCAATTCCATCAACTATAGCTACACCATTTCTTGTAGCATATAAAACTCCATCTTCTGGAAGATTTAAAGTTTCAGTTTGGTTTGCACCAACTGTTACTGGAATATAAACTTGTGTATTAGTTGAAGAACTAACAGTTGTAGCATTCACTAAACCATTAATAATTGCTGATCCAGAACTTCCAGTTGATTGAATCATAAATCCACGAAGTCTTGTTGGACCTGTGAATAAAACTGCACTTGTAGAACTTGTAACGACTGGTTTTACATCTGACTTCATAATTTCTCCTTATTAATAATAGAGCTCCCGAAGGAGCTCCATTAAAAAAATTAATTAAGCTGGTCCTATTTCACCAGGTAATCCAGCGTCAACTATAGCATATGTAAATATGCCTGTAACTGTTCCTGTTCCTGCTGTTGAACCAACATTTGCGTAAACTGTAGTGTTAGCTGTAATTCCAACTCCTGTTACTCCAGCTCCTGATAACACTTTAACACCTGCAGTTCCTGAAACTAGTTCTTCTGCGAATGCAGTTGAATTAGCAGCAGATCCAATATCAACAGTTGATGTAGCACCACTAGATGGTGTTATAACTGCTAAAGAAATTGGTACAGCACCTTGTGGTAGAACAAACACTGTTCCAGCTGATGCACTAACACCAACTCTTAAAGCTGTTGCTGTTGCAGTTGATGATAAGAAACTTACAACTTCGCCAACAATAACTGGAGCAGGTGTTACACCTGAACTCTTGTCTTGTCCGCCGTATGTTCTTATTATTCCTTGAAATGTACTTCTTGTTGCCATTTTTTTATCCTCCTAAATAATCCAATGTAGTTATTAGGCTTATCGACTATACGCGTCTACATCAGATGTTAATGTATAGTTATTGAAATATAGCTTAATTTTTTGAAAAGAGCAAGGGGTGGCTTATGTTTCTCTCCCTTTTATTACAATTATATAACTAGTTTAACTAGCTATAAATGCTGGATCTTCTTCTTCGCTTAAAACAACGTTATTTTGTTGTCTAGCTGCTTCAAGATCCTGTTGAAGAATTTGTCTTTTGACTTCCTTCAACTCTACTTCTAACCACTGCATATCAGTCGTTAGTCTACCCTGTTCAAGATAAGACTTGTTCCACTGTGACTCCAAGTCTATTTTCTTGGCCAGAAGTGATTGGGACAATGATGTCACGCTCAACCTCCTCATAGGTTATATAAGAGAAATTACTAATCTGTTTATGACTAATTAATTTCTCTAGTTGCTCTTTACTGATTTTTCCCAGAAAGTCAAGTACTTTCTGATGTAAAGATTCTGTAGTATTTATGGGTTCGGATTCCAATGTAAATTGGATTTTAACTCCGTTAAAGAATAATTTTATTATGTAAATTTTCATCTTCTCACAGATGTTTTTATAATGATTTACAAGGCGAGTCAAGCCCGCCTTGTAAAATAAAGGTCTTAAGCTCCTTGAGAACCGAAAATACCTCTTGGGTCTGACCAACCGAAGCTGTATCTTTCTCTAGCTTTGTATCTAACGTTACCTGTTTCGAAATCTCCCTCCATAGAAGTTCTAATCGGAGATCTTTCAAAATACTTCATACCATTAGGTACATCTGTCTTGATATAGAACGCATCAGGATCAGTTAAGAAATTGTTAACCACATAACCTTGTGGAATCATTCCTCTGTTTCTAATTGCGTTGATATCGTTATCAGCTGTTCCAACTCTGCCTGCAGATTCCATTAATCTAGCAGCTGTAAATTGGTTAGCAGAAGGAATAATTAATTTTACTCCTTGAGCAGCAATTTTTAAACCTCTTTCATCAGTTAAAGCAGCGATATCAATCAATGCTTGTTCTAATGAAGTTTCGTTTAAGTCAGCTTGCGTAGCTAATGTATTGCTGAATGAACCAGCAATAGTAGCATGCGTTGTTGAGAACAAAGTAGATCCATCACCACCAACATAAGCAGCTGTGAAACCGTTATTTAAAACGTTTGCAGCAGTTACTTGTTTAGTGTTTGCCATAGATCTTGCTAAAGCTTTTGTATATCTAGACGCTAGTCTATCATACAAATTGTCCTCGATCGCTTCTTCAGTGATCGCGAATGCAAGAGCTATTGTAGCGTGAGTGTATCTAGCTGTGAAAGTTTCTTGCGCTTGGTCATACGACACGCCAGTACCTTCAGCTTTTACCGCAGCATTACCAAAACCTGATAACATTACTTCTTCTTCGAATGCTCGATCAGAAGTTTCTTTATCAAATATTTCTTCATGCTGGTTCTCATATCTTTTATATTCAAGTCCAAACAGAGCGTTTAAACCTGGTTCTAGTTCTTTAACTAGTTGTGATCGTGATATAGCCATAGTTTATTTTCTCCTTATAGAATTGATGAAGATTCTTTGATTTTTACAACAAAGTCTTCATTTGTTACGTTTTCTTCGTTACCAATAAACGGAGATACTGACATGATTTTTAACTGTGCAGTAGTAGAAGCTCCAAGGTCAAGGTAAACGCCAGAAATACCATTATTCGTATTTCCTGCAGCGTGTACTATTCCGTAACCTGTGTTGCCTGTTCCTAGCGCAGTATTACCAGCAGCTGTCCCAGTTGATTTAACCAAGTAAACTTGATCTGGGTCATCATATACATACGCAGCGATAATACCTTGTGTGATATTAGTCTGTGTATAGAAATTTGACCATTTTGGTTTTTTAGTTGAAGGGTCTTGTTCAATTAAACATCCATTGAATACTCCTAAAATTGTAGAAGTAGCAGATGAAGTAACTGGAACAATATTACCAGCAGTTAAGCCTACTAGATCGCCTTGATATACAGAAGTTGAAGCATTATCTGCTATTCTGAAAGCGTCATTTCCGCCGTTTGCTGGATTCCCACTAACTTTGCCTAGCGGTCTAAGACCGAAAGCTGTTGTTGAGTTTGCCATATTTTTATCCTTGTTTAAGTTTTTATTTACCTTGTTGGATAGGAATTACTAAATAATTAGTCCTTCTTTGTACCACCAAAAGTTACACGAGTTTGCCTATCACTGCTGATCGGCATACTTGGATGCTGTTCCTTAAGAGGATCGTTTGCAATAGCGTCTTCTCGTTCTTGAGTTCTCTTTGCGTAGTACTCTTCACGAGATTTTGCGATCTCCTCTGGTATCCTAGCCAGCACTAGGCCGCCAACTCCGATAACCCCTGCGTATTTGCCGTCTTTAATTGAAGGATAATTGTGATCTGGATATTCGTCAGCTCTCACTAATTCATAACCTGATCTTAATCTGCCAGCTATATTCTTTGTATCATCAAAGCCTAAGCTTTCAGCTCTTATCCATCTATGTCTAAATCCGTCCGGCGCAGTTGGTGCGTCTAGAGATGATGGTGGAGTCCAAACTTGTGGTCTATTTGTTTTAGACCTAGTCTCGACCGCGCGTGAAGTCTTCATTGTTTTATTTTTTTCCATATGCTTATACCTCCTTCGCGATTACTTGTTTCGCATATTCTTCGAGTGGCACACCTAATCTTTTAGCAATTGCTACTTGTGATGGTGTGAGTTTCACTGTTTTTTTGCGTCCTGTTTGGCTTGGACGTTTCGCCGATGCTACAGTTTGAGCAGGTTTTGCTCTTTCTGTAGAATTATCTTCTACCTTAGCAAATTTATGCGGAAATTCAAGTCTTATTCTCTTATCTATTTCTGCATAATAATCATCGCTTTTAGGATCGAATCCTTCTTCATTTACAAGCTTTTTATGTAAGTCAAAAGCAGTATAAGTCATAGCGGAATCACTTCCAAACCATGAATTTCTAGAAGCCCAATCTTCGGCTTTAGGATCAACACTAGGTGTTTCAGCTTGTTGAGGAGTTATATTAATATCTCTCTTAACATCTGATTTAACAGCATTCTGTTCTCTTGCTTTTAAAGCTCCTAATCTTGCAGCATCTATGTTTAGACTTGCAAGTTGTTCTTGAGCAACAATTTGTGCATCCACATTACCTGATTCAATAGCATTTTTTAATGCTGTTCTTACAGCCTCTAAATTTGTTTTAACTCTTTTTTCAAATTCAGAAACATAAGTTTTATCAAGTTTTGAATACTTGTTTTCAGCTTCTTGTTTAACTGCTTGAGCAAAACGGATAGCTTCTTCTTTTTGTCTTTCCGCTTCTCTTTTTTCAAAAGTTAGTTTTGCAATACGTTTTTTAACGCTTTCGCTATATTTTTCTAACTCACTTTCCTGTTCTTTTTTTACTTCTGTTTTTTGTTCAACAGGTTTCTCTTCTTTTTTAGATTCAACAACAGGCTTCTCTTCCTCTTGTTGTACTTCTATTTTCTCTTCTGCAACGGCTTTCGTCTGCTCGTTGTTTTCGTCCAAATTGATTTCAGCTCCTTCATTTTCGCCAACATCAATCATTGGTTCTTGTTTTTTGTCTTCTGGCATAGTGCCTCCTATGTTTAAATGTGATGAAGAACATCTTCAGGATTTTTAATAGTCCCAAGTACTTCGTCATCGTTAAGTAGTCGCACTTCTCCACCTTCTATTGGTAATCTTGAACCCGCATAACGAGCAAAGATAACCCAATCTCCTTTTTTACACCATGGACCTGTTGGGTATCTTTCCTTATCGTGATACGCTAATGGTCCAATTTTTAAAACATAACCACAGTTAGTAGCTATTCTTAATTTATCCAATGATTCTTGTGCAATAATAATTCCACCTTTAGTTTTATCTTTAGGTGTAAATGGTAATACTAAAATTCTCCATCCAGATGGTTCTGGTAAACTATCAACTAAAGATTCAGAAATGTTTTCTGCTCTTATAGTTTTATCTTCAATTTTTTTATTTTCTTCTTGATATTTTTCTTCAAGACCTAGAACAGTCTTTGGTATTTCGTTTGACTGTGCATCAGTCGAGTTTAATAATATTTCCGCCATTGTCCTTATGCTCCTTTTTGCTTAGCAGGTTAGAGAGTTCCTGTAATAAATATTCGTATACACGAATTTGTCCTATCATATACTGGTATTTTTCCATATTGTCAACATTACCTGAAGTAATACTTAAGGTAAGATTTTCTAATTGGTTTTTAGCCAGTCTTTGTAATTTTGTTATTACTTCTACACCGTCCATAGTTTAACAATTCCACTTTCTAAGTGACTTATTAATTCTTGAATTTGGATCTCTTGCAGTTTTTGCAGAGGTCAATCTTTTCTTCATACCAGACATTCTAGCACAAAAAGACTTCCTTCTATTAGCAGCTTTTGAACCTTTTTTCAACTTACTTGGTTTAGTTGTAACTGCCATAGATAATTTAGATCCAGGATTTGCAGCTCTATAAGATGCAATACCTTTTCTATTTAATCCACCAGATTCTGATTTACCTTCTTTGCGTTGCCATGCTGGAGTTCTACCACCAGATGCCATCATAACTCTGCCTTTTCCTCTTAATGCAATATCACCCATATTATTTCCAACCTCTTTTTGCTAATCTTGGTTTTCCTTTTATAATACCACCATCTTTTAAAAATTCTACTGGGTTGTATTCTTTGGTAGAATCTTCTGGACGTATCATATTTAGATAATCAAATTCTCTTTCCTTTTCTTGAATCTCTTTATATTTTTTATCTAATTCTTTTTCAGATTTTTTAAAATTATCTTGTCTTTCCTTTTCTTGTTTATAATATTTTTCACCAGTTACATTTCCACCTCTTTGCATTTTTTTACGTTTTGAAAATGTTGAAACATTTGTAGGTTTAGGTCCTGTATTACCAGCAGCTCTTTTTCTTTGAACAGCGGAACGTCTTTCTCCTTCTGACATTGATCTAGCTTTAGCTAATGGTACGCATTTTGGATAACCTTTTCTTTTTTCTCCTTTTGATCTTCCACAAGGAGCATAAGATCCATCTTTACGTTTAGATCCAATATCCACCCATTTTTCTTGAACCCATTTGCGTAAACTCATATTAATATTTCTTTGTAACTTTTCTTCTGTTATCCATTACATCTCCACATCCTTTTGCAATACCACCTTGTTTATAATTAGATACTGCTTTTCTCTTTTGAGATTTATTTTTACCACCTGGTGTTACTTTGCCAGAACAAACAGCTGATGCATACATGTTAGCGTATGCACTTGGATACACTTTAAATTTTCTTTTTGCAGCTGCTTTTCCTCTTGGGCAAAGTTTAGCCATTTACTTTTTCTTCTTTTTGGTTTTTTTCTTTACCATTTTGCCAGATTTAGTTTCTTCATAACCTTTTTCTTCCATAGCATATTCTTTAGCTTCTTCAGCTTTAGATTCCATGCCTTCATGTTCTTCTGACATATCTACATAACCACCTTTAGATTTTTTAACTGCACCTCTTCCAATTAAAACATCTTTAAAAGTTACTTTGCCATCTTCGTTTAAATCAGGAAATGCTTTTCCGCCTTTAGCAAGACCTACTCTTGCAATACCGCTTCCTCTTAATTGTTTTCCAATTCCAGCCATTATCTTTTACCTTTCATCATTTTACCTTTTTTCTTCTTTGACATTTTAGCAGTTATCATATCTGCCATTCCACCTTTTTTAAGAGCTTGTCCAGTTCCTCTTGTAGCAATTCCACCACCTTTTAACATTTGTGCTCTTGGTCTTATTTTGTAATCGTTTCTCATGTTATATCCTTATCCGTTTTCTTGTTCTTTGTTTGCCGGTCTATTCGCCATAGTGCGCGCCACCGATTCTGCGCTTCTGCCTACAACATAACCTCCAAGACCTATTTGTAATAATGTCCAAACATCACCTGGAAGAGTTATAGTTATAGAAGCTTTAAAAAAAAATAAGATAACAGGTCCTAATACATAATTCCATATTAATATAAATATTAATACATACATCAATAATGGTCTCCAGCTAGATGCAAACCATCCAGCTTTAGCTTCTGCTTCAATAATCTTTGCTGCTGCAGTTAATTCTTGTGTATTAGATTGTAATAATTGAGTTTGTAGATCTGCTTTTAATTTTGCTTGTAAATCTTTATCAGGAACTGATTTTTCAATTGTGTTAAAAAGAATTTTTGCTAGAGGTGCTACAGCTCCTAACATTTGCATCATGGTTTAGTACCACTTCGCTTTTCTTTTCTTTTCTGGTAGCATTCTTCTTTGACCACCAACTTGTTCTAATTGAGTTTCTTGAGGATTAGTTATTTCAATATCAACTGATTGTGCATAACCATCGCTATTTAAAAATTGTGAATGATCTACTAGATTACCATACTCTGATCTTGATGTACCATTTACTGAACCACCTTTAGCCATAGGTTTTCTAGATTGACCTGCTTCAGATAAAGCGATTGCAATTGCTTGTTTAGGATTTTTTACAATCTTCCCAGATTTACCAGAATGTAATTCTCCTTTTTTAAATTCTCTCATAACTTTACCAACTTTTTTTTGGCTTTGTGACATTTTTTTCATAATTATATACCCTTAATTTTAACTTGTTGTGCTCCTTGCTTTGCAAGACTTACACCAGCTCGCAGTTTAGCTAAATTTTCGTTTTGTTCAAGCTTATTTTCATTATTTTGTTGATTCATTAAAGCTCTCATCTTGTCTAAATTCAATCTATCTTCAGCTTCCTTGCGTTTTTGCTCATTTTCCATGGCTCTTAGGTCAACTTCACGTGATTTTAGCTTCAATAATGGGTCAGAATCAAATTGAGATGTAATTTGGTTCTCCTCTTTCATGAAATCAGCTGTCATTTCAGCTACTAATACAGCTTTTCTAGATTCAATCTTCTGCATTACCATTTGTAACTGTTGTGCAAGAGCAGGGTTTTGAGCTGCTTGTTGTTGTAACATAGGTAATTGTTGTAATTCTTTTGAAAACTCTAATTGAACTTGTTCTTGAGCCATAATTGAGATGTGCTCAAGTATATTTTTTTGAATTGCAGCAACTATAACTGGATTATTTCTAACCATATTTAATTGCATAAAGTTTAAATGAGCTTCAATATGTGCTCTATGATCTTGTCCTGGGAAAGCTTGGAATGGTTGAGCTCCCATTGCACTAATATGTTCTAAACTTGGATCCATTGGCATCGGTCTAGCTGGAGGAGGTAATATCAAATCAATATTATCTACACCAATCGCTTGATACATATCTTTGTAAGCTTGATATAAATTATGAATCTGTGGATTAGATTGAGCAAGTTGTAATTGAGTTTGCGCTAAACTAATTCTTTGTGTTTGAGAGAATATATTTGGATCTGCAACTGGAACAATATCAACTCTATCATCAAAGTCCGCAACTTTGATTTGTTTATTTCCACCTACTACATCGTAAGGATATACTGGTGGTAAATATGTTTTAAATACATTTGCTAATAATTTAAATTCTTGTTTTAATGAAGCATAAATTCTTTTGTGTATTGCAGACATAACTCTTGAACCACGTTCCAATAATGCTAACGTCGTACCTACAGCCGCTTGTTGGTTTCCTTCGCCCACTTGTGAATCAGCGATGGACGCGAAGCGTTGACCTGCTTGAACTACAAGCCCCATTAATTGTAATAATGTTTGATCTGGTCCTTTGAATGGCAATGCCATAAAGTTATCTTTAATATTTCCTCCTGGAGCATCTACATCTCTCCATTCTCCTGGTTGTAATGGTTGTGCATCATCTCTAACTCTAATACCACGCATTTTAAATCCAGCTGGCAAATTTGCTAATGTTCCTGCATCTAATAACTGTCTTAAAGCACTTGTTGCAGTACGTGACAATCCACCAATCATGTGAATTAAACCAAAACCATAGAATCCTAAACCTGGTAAAAATTTAAAGTGTACAAAGTAATTAATCTTATTTTTCTTAGGATCTGTTTCAGAATAGTTACGTCTTATAGATAAAACTTCTCTAGAAGATTCTTCAATAGTTACAACGTATGGAAGTTTAATTCCTGTGGGCTCA